TTAGCCGCCAGCGAAGAACCGGAAAGCAGTGAAGGCCAAGCCAGCGCCTCCGGTGATCAACGAGGCGATCACGGTTCGGACTAGCCAGCGGTTATTGTCCTCCAAAGCCTTGATGGCTTGGTCCTGAAGCTGCTCCTTCGCGGCGTGGAGCTTGCCGCGTTCGATGCGTGCCTCTTCCATGCGCTCAATGTCGTCCCACGATGGCTTTTTGTCCATGTTGTGGGACATGGTATCGAGCGTTTTCGACTGATCCTTGATGAGGCGGTAGACCTCACCAAGGGTCACGTCGGTCATTACTGCGGCTTCAGGCACGGCGGCTCCCCGTTCCCGGCGGGACAAGCCAGCCACCAGCAAGGGACAGAAGAGCTGTGGCGAGGATTGTGAACGCGTCAGCCACGTTATCCGGGACAGGGACGCCAGCAAGCGACAGGAGCCACACAGCGACCAGCGCTGTAGCTCCGCCAACAGTTCCGCCGGCGGTCGCCGCCAGCGTGACAATGCCGGCCTTTCGTGCGGGAGCCTCAGCCATCACTTGCCCTTCAGAGCTTCGATGGCCGCCAGAATCTTCAATTGGCCCTTGTTGATCAAGTCGTCAAGGGCTTCACCATTGACGATGGACTTGTTGTCGCCCTTCTTGCTGCCCTTCTTGTTGAACAGTGCATCGTGGACAGGCACAAGCAAGCTGATCAGCGTGTCCAGCTTGGCTTCTTGCTGCGGGGTCATGTCGTCATCCTCCAGTTGATTTGGTTGGGTCTCGGGGGCCAGCTTCGGAATGAGCCAGCCAATCAGGCCGTCATAGGACAGGCGGGCACGGTGGGCCGCAACCTGCTTGTAGCCGTCCATCTGCACTACATTCACGCCGGCGGCATCCGAGCTTTCTGTGATGGCCGTATGTCCTTCCGGCACCGCTCTGCTGCCGGCAAAGCTGAGGATTGATCCAGGGGGCGGCAACTGGTCAGGGTTGCTGGGATCGTTGCGGACCTTGGAGAAGAACTCCGGGTTCGCGTTGTCGAATACGTCCTTACCATTGCCGGGTCGAACGGTGTCTACCCAGTTACCCCAGAGGAACAGGCAGTAGGCGTCGGGGAGGTCTTTGCACTGGTATCCATGAGCATTGTCCGGGTTCCAGTACTGACCGACAGCAGCATCTAGCCACGCCAGTGCTGCGATAAGGGTCTTCAAACCAAACTTCCTTCCGTTGGGGGTGGGCCGACCTGTGCTTTAGACTCAGGGCCATGACTTCCCTTGAGAAAATCCTTCGGGCAGCGCCGAAAAGCATCCGTGAACTGGCTTTGGACAATGGGACCAAGGATCCTTTTCAGCACGCGCTCTTCGTTCTGGGTAACTGGTCGATTGAAACTCGCAACCCCGAAGCGCCTCGGCTGAGTGCAAGAGTCGCGGAACTGCGCCGCACTCAAAGCAGCAACCATTCATAACTGTCGTCTGCCTTCTTGCGGCAAAGGTAGAGTCCATCTGCCACCCCAGATGCACCTTGGATAAGGCGCAATTGGCCCCGGCGGGTGGCGTCAGCTGCGGGCAAAGGGTCGCCGGCGGGGAGCGTGAAGGTCCCATAACCAAGGCGGGTAACTTTGCCCGTACTGTCTTTGAAGCAGTAGCGACCTGTGGAGTCAACGAAAATGGTTACCTGGTTGCCCGCGGGGCCGGATGGGTCGGCATTCACCGGCGCATTAGTGACGGGGGTTGCATGCCGAAAGGTGCCCGTGGTGAGTGACGGACCACTGAAAACAGTGTTAGTTCCGAGGTCTGACAGGTTGCCGTCATTGCTGCATCCAGTAAACCATGTATCCGTTACGCCGGCTCCGATATCAACGGTCCATGTGCCCGTGCCGGTCCCACGTGCAAAATAGCAGTTTTCGAAACGGTTCAGGCCGCTGCCGGCAATTCCGCCAGCCACAAGAACGTGCTTGCCATTCGCGCCCGAAATAGCCCTCGTCGTGATTCCTCTGAAGCTATTGCGAAATAGCCCAGACGGACCGCCTTCGATGTGCAAGGCTGCCCTGTCCACATGATTGATGGCAATGAAGCCGCCGCTGAACTCGTTGTCGTTGGCGCCGGCGTAGACGCCAATTCCCTGCCTGACTCCAATCGCCTGGATGCCCAAAACGGTGTTCCTGAAGCCCGTATGGATGTAGATGCCGCTTGTGGTGGGTGCAAAGGCATGGGGGACACCCGTGCTGTGGCGGATTGTTGGGGCAACTATGGTGTTGTGATTTGACCCTTCAGTCTCGACGCCTTCATTAACGTTGAAGGGCGGCCCGGTAGGTGAGAAGAAGGCGAGCTGGATACCCGACCGGCCATTTTCGTCGCAGAGGGGTGCCACGATCTTGTTGTAGCTGGAACCTCGAAGCTTAATGCCGTCGTAGGTGTTGTGGTGGAAATACCCACCAAAAATCTCGTTGTAGTTGCAATAGATAAGGCATATGCCGTCACCGTTAGTGCCGTTAGGGAAGGCCGCGTTGCGCTTGGCGCCGGTGGCATCCAAGTTGTAGAACCTGGAGTAGTTCACGCGCATGAATTCGATGGCATTGTACTGCGCCGTCTGCCCCGCCGCATTTCCATCGACTTTTAGATCACGGATGACAATCCCGCTATTACCGCCTGCACGGTCTGTGTTGGTCAAAACGTAAGTGTTATTGCCAGCAAGCGCCTTGATGGTGGCGTTGTTCCCTTCAATGGTGACATTGGAAGGAATAAGGAGCGGAGCGGATACTTGATAAACAGCATCCCGCCGCAGAGCGGCCGGCTTTCCGCTTAGTGCGGCGGCGGTAATGAGTGCCTGCAGCATGGCGTGGTCGTCATCGCCGTTTGCCCGAGCCGCCACTTTTCGGGCATTGGAGGCGTCGATCGTGGCAAAGGTTTCAGTGGCGGGATCGGTAAGAAGCTCCTTCACGCTAGCGTCGTCCGCGATCCCTGGAATGCCCTGCGGCCCCGCGGGACCCACCATGCCCTGGGGGCCTGTTTCGCCGTGTGGGCCTGCGGGGCCGACCACGTGGGGTACGCCGTTGTTGTCGGTGACGGGGGTGATGTCTGCGAGGTCGAGGGTTGCGCCGTCCGGTGCCGTGAAGCTGAACTCTGTTGGCCGTGCTGCGCGTTGGCCGGCGCTGTAAACGTAGAGTGCTGCGCGGTAGGTGAAGTTCTGCGGGTTCACGCCGGCGCCGTCTGCCGGCTGTAGCTCCACACTGAACTTGCCTTCGGCGTCGAGGTCGGCGCGGACGGATGCGCGGGGGATGGTCTTGCCGGCTGGGGTGACATTCACGATGGGGGTATCAGGGGTGAAGGTGACATATCCCAGCATCGGGGCGCCGGCGGCGTCCAGGAGGGTTCCAGTAATGGTGGTGTTGGGCATGGTGCTATCCCGTCGCTGAGGTTGCGGACATTTGAACTGCGGTCCAGCCGATGGGCACTGACTGGCTGGATGTGGTGCCGTCGCCGGCGTAGACGCCGATCCTGAATCCGTTGGTGGTGACTGAATGGACGTAGGGGACGTACTTGGCTGCGGCGTCCGATTGCTTCGTTGCGGTGACGACAGGGGGAAGGCTGAAGCGTCCCGCCGGGAACGTCACGTCAAGGAATCCATGGGCGCTGGCAGTTACGGTGATCGTTGCCCTGCCGGCGGCGCGGCGCTCGAGGTTATTGAGCCTCACGAGAATGTCGTTGATGTCAGGGTTGCCCGGTGGAATCTGGGCGTTGCCCATGACCTGCTCTGTGCGCTCTGCTACCTGCTGCGAGATGCCGGCGAGGCTTTGGAGCGGTTCGGCGTCGTCCATGTACTTGAAGCCGTAGACGGGGGTTTCGCGGATTGTCATGGCTAGATTCCTTTTCCGGTGAAGCCAAGCGCTTCACATGTCACGGTGTCGTCCAGGTCAGCCAGCCGGACGGGCTTAGTTGCGTAGTTGGGGTTGACGTTGGCGCATGTGACGGGCGGAGTGTCGTAGTTCATCGCGACGGGGGCGAGGTTCATTTCCGCTTCCCACGCCATTTCCCCGCCATGCTGCCGGCGGAAAGCGATGGTCCCGCCGATGGTCCGAACGAAAGTTCCCTTGCCGGGCTTCAGGACGCTATAGGCCGAACCTCCTATAAAGAACGCAACGCGCTGTTCCCTGCCTGCCAGCCAGAAATTCACTGCCTCGGTGTTGTCGAACCCATCGCGGAACACTGCCCGGATGGGTGGGTGCTGAAGGCCGGCGTTATCGTTCGCCACGCTTGCCCAAAGGTTGGCGGTAGCTCGTATCCCGACATCACTGTTGGGCGGACCCACGGCGTATGCCTTGCTGTCTACTTGCAGGGTCGAGACTCCGCCGGCGGTATCAACAAAGACGTTCCAATCAATTTCTTTGTTGTAATTGCCGTCAAGGAGCTTGCCGCGAGCTTGGACACCACGGATGGCGGATTCCTTGTCTACTTTGGCGTCGTCAAGGGCTTCCACGCGGTGATCCTTGCTGCGGAGTGACCTGCCGGGGTTGCCGGCTGCGGTACAGGCGTACTTGCCGTTCACGGCCACCATTTCCAGTGGTCCACCTGTCACGTCGAGGTAGCGGACGTGGCCGGCGGCTTCAAGACGGTTCGTGCCGGCGTCGTACCAAAGGACTTCCCCAACGGTCGTGTAGATGGCCGCCAGTTGATCCAGGAGGCTCCCGGACTGTTCGCCGGCCCACAACAGGTAGGGATAGGCGCTGCCACCACCAAGGCCGTTGATCAGGCCGGGGTAGCTGGAAAGGATCTGATTCTCAATGGCAATGAGTCGGGCAGTGGCCGTCTCGGCAGGGCGTGATACTCCCTGAAACTGGGTCATTTCGGAGATTGGCGCCAGCGGGTCGACGACAGTGCATTCAAAGCGGAAGAGCTTCTTGCCGTCGGACTTGCGGACCTTCCAGAAGCGGACACGGGCCGTGTCCACGGTTCCCCTGAAAACGGTACGGTTGCCGGCGCCGGTAGGGATGATCACCTGCAGCGACTTCCCAGCCGGCTGCACGAGGAAGTCAGCCTTGCCCTCAGACACCACAAACGAAACCGTGGCAGAGCCGGGGGCAGGCTGTTCGAATGGCGATGTTCGGCCATAGCGGATAGCGATGCCCTCCACGACGACGGCGCCAAACTGCGGATCATTGGCGTCGCCAGGGGAAACGGTCAGGCCGGCAAAAGTGACGCTGGGAACGGCGGCGATCATATGCGGATACCTCCCGTTCCAACCTTCTCGCCTCGGGACCGTGCGAGTTCGTCAAGCAAGGCGCGGATTTCCTCAGCTACTCCGCGCCGGTCCAAGGCGCCTTCCACCGTTATGTCGTAGAAGTTCTGAATGGTCGGCGCTGCGCTGGTGCCGGCGTTCCTGCCGGCGGCGTCCATGGGCACTGACGGGGCAGTGAGGGCCATGGGTGTTGCGCTGGTGGACATTAGGCCGAACGTGGGGTTCGGTGCGCTCTTGGTCAGCGGAAGGCCGGCGCCGGGGCTTGGCGCGAAGCTGCTGTTCGTCATGTCTGGGGAAGGTGCGGACATGAGGCCGAATCCGCCGAATCCTCCACCACCGGACGATTGAGCCTGATTGTTCAGACCAAGGAAGTTCCCGATGGCGTTCGCGGCGTCGTTGATCCAGCCGGTGAAGTCCCGCCACCAATTGCCCATTTGGGCCAGCACGTTTTCGATGCCGCCGAGCTTGTCGATCAGGAACACGATGCCGGCGACTAGGCCGGCTACGGCGATGATTACGAGGCCAATGGGGTTCAGGCTCATGGCGAGGTTTACGGCCATCATGGACACGGCCACGGTTCCAAGGATCACGGCTAGGAACTGGGCTGTAGAGCTGTTCTTCTCCACCCACGCGGCGAAGCCACCCAGCAATTGGGCGCCAAGTGTCAGGGCCGGCAGGAGGGCCGTTCCCAGCGATGCCTGGGCGTTTTCAAGCTGAGCTTTGAACCGTTCGGAAGAGCCGGCGGCGGTGTTGGCTTCGGATGCGAACTTGCCGTTCACGAGGCTGGTCTGTTCGGTGACCATTGCCAAACGTGCCTGGGTTTCGGCCTGCTTCAGGGCTGAGCCTTCCAGCTTGTCCAGTCCTTGCGATGCGAGACGGGCGTTCACGTCGGACTGTTTCACGAACACGTTGTAGCGCTCGATGGGGTCAGCTTCGCCACGGAACAAGCTGCCAAGGGCTTGCACGGCTTCGGCTGTGGTGCCGCCGTAGGTTGCAGCCAAATCCGCGGCTGTCTTGATCAAGCCCTCAGTCGTGCCAACCACCTGGTCACCGGCGACGCCGAGCCCTTTTAGCTGCCCGCCAAGGGAAGTGGCTAGTTCTTGGTAGCTGTTGCGGGACAGGCCCACGGCGTCAGCGGCGCCGGCTGCGAGGTCTTTTACGGCTTGTGCCTGGTCACCGAACACTGTTTCGACGCCACCTGTGGACTGTTCCAGCGCGGACGCTGCATCGCCGGCTTGCTTGGCGAGGGCGAGCAAGCCGGCGGTGATGACGCCAGCGGCCACGTTGGCTTTCCGGGCACCGACTTCGAACTTGCTGACGGATGCGTTAGTTGCGTCCACGCCGGCTATCGCGTTCTTGGCATCGCTGATGATGCGAATGGCAAGAATGGCGGTCTTAGCCATGGTTAGCCCTCCCGTTCGGCTTTTTCCTCTAGGACGTCCATCGCGGTTGCGATTACGTCATCTTCTTCAGCCGCCCATGCCGCCGGCGGAATGCCGGTGGCTAGGGCAAGCTCAACGATTAGCCGGCTGACGCTGCCGGCAGGGTAGGGTCGCCAAGGACCGCTTCCGCCTGCTTGAATTCAAGATCTGCAAGGTCAGTGTCGCGGAACTGCTCAAAGGTGCCGTTGTAGTGGCCGAGGCGGGTGCTGGCGGCCCATGCGAGGTACACCTGCTGAGTGGTCATGTGGGTGGAGTCGGGGTTTCCCACGTCCCACTTCTGGACGCGGCCAGTCCTTTCCATCTTCAGACGGTCCTGGATGGTGACGCGCAAGTCCTCAATGACTTCGCCGCTGGCAAGCTCAACGGTGATGAGGGTCAGTTTCATGGGGTAGCTCCTTCGATTCTGGAAATGATTTCTTCTAGCTGCTTTTCATAGACCGGCAACCAGCGGCCTTCACTGCTTGTGGCGCCGTCTGATAGGAACGGCTGTGGTCGAACTCTGCTGATGTGCCTCGGGCTTGCGAGCTTGTTCGGCCACCACAGCCGGCCCCAATGGACGGCGGGGCCGTAGGGCACGGCCTTAGTGCCGGCCCTGATGATGCCGGCGCTTTTAGTGCCGGCGGCGCGGATGGTGCGGCGAAGCTTTCCCGATACTTCCGGGGCCAGTGCCGCCGATGCCCTGGCGGCGATCTCTGCGGCGTCTTTGTTGGCTTGCTTCAGGTCTGTCAGGTCGTCGCCGGCGGCTTTGAGAGTGGCGCGTAGCTTGCGGCCACCCTCTACCTTGAATTCCCCGCCGGCCATGGGCTAAGCGTGGGTTCCGAGAGTCGGTTCTCCCACAAGCGGGAAGGAGAAGTCAGAGGTGTTCTGCTTCTTCACGTCGCCGCCAATGTCGAGAGCGCGGAGCTTGATAACGCCGGACCATTCCTGGGTGCCTTCGTCCAGGGGTACGAACTTGAACGGCAATGCCTGCTTGGTTTTGGAGTAGCGGTTGTCAAAGCAGTACTTCAGCAGGGAGTTTGCGTCGTAGGACTGGTGAATAGTCCCGGTAAGTTCCCACGTCTCCGTTTCGTCTCCGCCAAGCGTTCCACCGTCAAGGGTGTTGATGTCGTCCTCAGAGTCCACAGACGGCGTGAGCGTGGTCTTGGTGGTCTGGACAGCGAATTCCTTTTCGGTGCCGGTGGCGCCGATCATCAGCGAGCCGGGGCCGAGACGGTGTGCAACAGTGGGCATTGGTTTCTCCTAGAAGATTTCGTTGAAAGTCAGGGTGTAGCCGGGGTAGGGGATGCCGCCGGGGGAGACTGTGAACGGCGTTGCGCGTGCCGTTGCCAAGTTCATCGGGTCTTTCAGGGCGTCGATGATGCGTGACGCGGATTCCCACGCGGCCAACACGTCCCGTTCGGTGATGATGAGTTGAAGCTCCCAGTCACCTTTGGTGGCGGTGTAGGTGGTGAAGTCCATGTCAGGCGGGGTGATGAGAAGGACGCTTGACCCGTTGACCAGGGATTCAAGCTCTGACGGGTCAAGCGTCACTTCTACGTCGTCGATGGCGGCGGCTGTCAGAGCGGCCTCGATTTCGGTCTGTAGCTCCCTGCCGCGCTCGATGCTCATGCGATACCCGGCTTCATGTACGGGCGCAACGTCGCGTACGCTGCGGCCATCGGGTCACGAGCGATCCTGACGGGCTGCGAGCCTTCAGCGCCTTCAAAGCCGGCCACGCCGTTCCGGGCGTTGCGCCTGAAGAACAGGTCAGCGCCAACTTCCCGGATTGCCCTGGCACGGATCACCTTGGGAAGCTCAACGTCGGCACGGATGTTGTCGCGGACATGGTTAGCCACCATTTCCGTAGCCTCGGCTTCGCACTCTTTGATGAACTCGTCGTCGGCGCCGTTCTTGGCGCCGACGTACTGGGCTAGCGTGGTCGCCATGGGGATCAGGCAGCCGGCTTGGTGGGGATGATCGCACCGGGCATAACGTCCGCGAATGCGGCGTAGCCGTAGATGCTGAATGCCTTGGACAAGTTGATGATGTTCTCGTCCTGAAGCTGGGCCGGGGCGCCGGGGGATTCCAGCGTTTCGAACGCCTGGGCGTCGTAGAAGCTGAGGGTGTTTGCGGCGGCGCCGGGCAGAAGGGACACTTCCACGCTAGCAAGCTGTCCGGTGACTCCCTTCAGGTTCAGCGTGCCAATCTGGTTCACGCCGGTACCCTGCACGGTCATCAGTCGGTTGTCTCCGTCCTTCAGGCTGATCAGCTTCTTGAACTGATCCACCGATGCGTGCATGCCGTTCAGGAGGAATCCCTTGTCATCCATCAGCAACGACGCATCCACGATCAGGCTGAGAAGCTGGTCTGGGGTCGGGTTCGCCGGCAGGGCAAGCCAGTCGTCGTTCACGTCGCCGGCGAGGTTGGCGGCGATGGTGCTCTTGTAGAGCGTGCGGAACGCGTTTTCGGTGGCCTTGGCGTAGCGAAGGGCCATGGCCTTGAACGTGGTGTTCAGGACCGAGACAGACGAACGCTGAATAGCCTGAAGCGTCAGTTCCGTCCAGCCGCCGTAGGTTTCCACCGGGGCTGTGTCGGTTCCGATGGTGACCTTGCCATACTGCAAGTCGTCGCCTTCGTTGGCCTGCTTGGCTACCTTCGTCGTGTCGGAAACGAGCTTGCCGAACTCGACGTTGTTGCCCTGGGGCGGGAGGGTGCCGCGCTGGAAGGTGTTGATGATACGCCGGCGTTCCTCAACGAGGTGGATGAAATCGCCAATGAAGGTGTCCTTCACGATGGCGTCAGCGGTGGTGGCGCCTGTGTAGGCGCGGTGGAAATCTGCAGCGTCCTTGTCGCCGGCGGCAATGGCCTTGACGAATTCGCCCATGCTGCGGAACTGCGGGACGGCGGGGCCGGTCGGGGCCGGGGGCTGAAGCAGGGACACGCTGCGCTCAATGGTCTGAATCTGGTCAGCCAGCGGGGCGAGGTCCGCGCGGGTCAGTACGTCGTTCATGGGAGGGTTACCTTTCGGGGTCATGCTGCGGACTTCGGAAATGGCGGCTTTGTCGTAGGCAGGGTGGGGGACGAGGGAGACTTCGCGGACGCGAATCTTCGTGTAGGTGATGTGGCCGTTTTCGTCCTCACGCCACTCCACCGGCTCAAATCCAATGGAGAGCTTGTCGAGGCTGCCGGAACGGAGAAGGGCGTAAGCGTCGTTGCCCTGGCGGGTTTCCGCGATCAGGCCGTCAATTTCCCAGCCGGCGTCTACGTCGCGGTGAGCGGCGACGTGGCCGATAATTTCGCCGTGCCGCCAGAAGACCTTTGCGCCGTCCGACTCAACAACGGCGCCGCGCTCTACTTCTTCAGTGAACTCGCCAAACCACGTGCGGATGGTCACTACGTCGTTCCACGGAACGGCGATGCCAGTAAAGCTGCGGGCTTCGCTGTTGGATTCGGCCCGGATGGACATTTCCCGGTGCGCTACGCCGGTCTTGTTGGTCAGGTGGTCAAGGGTGAGTGTCATGCCGTGGCCTTCGCTGTCTCTGGTGCGGATTGGAGTGCTGCCAGTTCGGCAAGCTGTTCGGCGGTGAACGGGTCTAGGTCTTCGATTGACCGGACTTCGGACGGGGCGAGCCATTTGGACCGAATGGCGATTTCGTAACCTTCGTAGCGGGTCTTGGTGTCAAGCCGGAGCAAGGATTCGACGTTGAAGCGGGCAACGCTGCCGTTGGGCAGAAGGTCCGAGAGCGCTTCTTCGATCTTTCGGAGGTAGGCCATCAGCGTGAAGCGGTAGAACGCCAGCCAGTCTTGGGCCACGTTCGCGTACGTCTGCGAACCACCCTCAATGGCGGCGAGGGCCAGTGAAGCAGGGATGCCAAACAAGCGTGCGAGCTGGGCGATAGTGAAGCCTTGGGATTCAAGGAACTGGGCGTCTGCCGGCTTCAGGAAAATGGGGGCGTAGGTGGTGCCCTTGCCGAGTACCTTGATGCCCTTTTTGCCGCCGGGGGTGTTTTCATCGGCGCCGTACCACGTTTCCCGGTACTGGTCCGCGTCGGACTTGCTGAGGGGCTGGTCTGAAGTCAGGATGCCGTCAGGCTGTCCGGTGCCGTTGAACCAGTTGGAAGCGTAGTTCTGCAAGTCGAGCGAGCCGGCCAATTCGACACGTGCGGCTTGGATTGGGCCGAGACCGTATGTTGCGCCGGGTAGCTGCATCAGCGTCAGGTGCTTGACCTCGTGACGCTGCAAGATGCGTCCGCGCCAGGAGTAGGAAAGACCGCCGGTTTCGGGGTCTTTGTTCACGGCAACTTCGTGAGGGTTCAGCGGCTCCAAGTTCGCTACAGCGTCCGTCTTGCCGGCGCCGACGCGGTGAATCCGCCAGAAGCCGTTACCGGAGGTTGCCATGGCAAACACGGTCTGTTCGATGAAGTCAGACCGGGACATGTCCAGGCAAGGGCGCTTCACGAGTGAGTGCTGATCCTGCACTGCGATGGCTTTGCCGTAGGTGCGCTTCTGGTCGATGCTGATCTGGGAAGCTGCGGTGCCGAGAATCTGAATGTTGCGGTAGACCGGAATGAGGCCCATGGAGGTATCAACGGTGACGACGTTTCCGCCGCTACGGGCCGGCGGCCTAACACCTTCTGGCATGGTGTCCGAACGCTGGAAGCCAAGCTTGCCGGCGAGGGTGTCTAGGAACGTCATGGAGACACTCAAACCGCCGGCGCGGGTCCGGGGCAAAGGGCACATCTTCTAGACGCTTCTAGACGCTTCAGGGCGCTTTTACGGGCTAGAAGATTTGAGAGCCTAGCTCTGCTTCTTGGTGGTCGTATGCCCAAATACCCACGGCTGAGGCGATCACTTCAGCTACGGGTCCGGTGGACTTGTCACGGTCGATCCGCTCGGTTCCGTTCGTGGTGCGAAGCACCGTGTGGGCTACGGCGTTGCTGAACACCTTGGAGCCGTCGTGCTTGAACGTCTTGTCATCGCGTGCCATGGTTAGCCACGCGTCACAGGCTGTGCCAAAGTCGCGCATGCCGGGTGTCATGACTTCCAAGGCAGTGCAGCGGCGGCATTCGCCAGCGTCGTGCCGGCTGCACTCCGGGGGGTTCCTCAGTTCGTCGGTGACACGTCGTGAGGGACCGCCATCGTCGGCAGCGATAGCCGCCGGCGCCCATTCGCCGTTGAGCCGGCGTATGTAGTCCGTGAGCCAGATAGTGCCAGGGGCCGAATGCAGGACGCGGGAAACGGCCATGCCGTCCACGTCGCGCCAGTTCGCCATCACTGCGGCGCGTTCGTTGCCCGGTGCCACTTCGTAGCTGATCACCACGTTGAACCGCTCGGGCACCTGTTCCGGGGTAATTGCCAATGCTGCCCAATGTTCAGGAGTGATGATCGGGTCTTCGGCTTCGGTCAGGACGTTCATGTAGCCGCGCATGCGTTCGGCGTGGCTCATGCCTTCGCCGTACATCTCGGCCCGTAGAGCTTCTTCGGTGATGGTGTTGCCAAGTGCAGGGTGGAACGTCCACCAAGTGGCGGGGTCGTCCGGGTCCATTCCGTCAGGCATGGACCATTCGAAGTAGGCTAGGCCGGCGGCGGTGCCATCGCGGCCGGCTTTTACCCACTTGTTCATGAACACGGATGCGGCGGTGCCGCGTGTGCTGATCATCCATATCTGCGCTTGACCATGGAGGGTAATTTGGGCCGGCCCCACGCCACCAAGCAAGTTGTCTCCCAGTTCCTCGGAGTACTTCCATACTTCGTCAAAGTCGACCAAGTGAGGGGTTTCGCCGTGGATAGCGCCGATGGTGGGTGAAAAGCGGGTGATGCTTGATCCATGCTTGCGGACTTCCAAGCCTTCAGAGCCGTTGGACTTGCGGGGCTTGAATACAGGAGCAAGGGGTGACTGAGTCACCATGTTGATGAGGTCCATCATGCGCTTGCCGGCGTCCTTGCCGGTTTGAGCGGTGCTGAAGCAGGTGATTCCGGGTCGAGTCATGATCCGGTGAAGCTTGACTGGCCCCATGAGCGTTGTCTTGCCTGACTGCCTGGGGACTGTGATCAAGACCTTGGAGTAGTGATAAATCCTCTCGCCAAAGGATCCCAGTTTGTACTCGGTCGCGATGTCGATCACGAGACGTTGCCACGGCATAAGCTCCTTGCCCATGAGCCGCTGAAGCCGTGCGATTTCCTCGCCCTCGGTCAGGTACGAGTAGTCTCGCTTCGGCGCATACTTCGGTGGTGGGGCATAGCGGAACTTGGCAGATACTGCCGTGACAGTGGCGGTCACGCGGGGGTGCCCTCCGATGGCATCGACTCGGTTGCCGTCATGAACTCTAGAGCCTTGTCGAGAGCATCCGAGGACGCGTTCTCAGGCGTCGGGAGTAGCTCAAAGATTTCCTTCATGGCACGGAGAAGGTTTGCTTGGCCTGACGGGGCGCCACGGCCTTCGGAACTGTCCACTCGACGTGCGGTGACTATCGCCAGGGCACAAGGGCCGGCGTGGTGTACCGTGATCCAGCCGTCAGCTTCAAGCTTTTCGATCATGCGTAAGGTAGCGGCCTCGACAAAGCCGGGTTCGCCTTTTTTCGTTGAGCCCTGTTCAAATCCGGGCAAAACTGGCGGAAACTCGCCAGTTTGCGGGTTCATTTCGTCGGTCAATTCGGCCTCCTTCGGGCACTTTTTTTGTGGGTGGTTGGGGGGATATTTCCATGCTGGCGCGGGGTGGAACGCCAGCCGTCAATCAGAAAAACAGGGTCATGGGTTGAACACTGCGCCGCAGGAGCAGAAGCAGTAGTCTTGGCGGCTCCATAGCTTTGACTCATGCACTCGTTGCGTATGGCCGATCAGGCGGTGTAGCCATTTCATTTGAAGTAGTCCTCTCCGTTGTGGATCAGGGCTTCTTCTTGATCCAAGGTCTTGTTGCCAAGTGAGTAGTTGCATCGGCGGTGTGCTGGCTTGTTGATGGCTAGGGCTGTAGCTCCACCTTTGGAGCGTGGGATCACGTGCTGTAGTGATGCGGTGTCCCTGTTCCGGATTGGTAGGCCACAGATGCAGCATGTCCATCCCCATTGCTGGATGGCCCTGTCCAGGAGTGCGGCGCGCTGCGGCCCTGACAGGCTGAGGTAGTCGTCAGCCATTGGTCTTGGTGGATTGCTGGGCGTTCTCCTTCATCCACTCGGAGACCTGCCCTGGGAAGTAGCGCACGAGCCGGCCTAGCTTGATGAAGGGCGGTCCTTCGCCGCTGAGTCGTAGCTTGCTGGCTTGGTCGGTGGTGATCTTGGCGAACGCGGCGAACTCGTCAGGAGTCCATAGTTCAGGCATTGGTTTCCTCGGGTTGGGCGTGCAGTTCGCGGCGTGCTTCGGTGACGTTCTTCAGGGCTTTGTCGTGTTGGGCTACGGCGGCGGCGAGCTTGGCGCGGTAGCGGTTGGCGTCCGCTGGGGCGCACGTGGCCCACTTCTCGCGTGCCTTGTGGACCTGCTTTCGGTAGGCATCAGCGACTCCTACGGCAGAGGCGTAAGCGGCTTGGGCTTCCTCACGAGTTAGCACGGCACCTCCATGGCAGTGTTGCGGGAGTCAGCCGCCGTCAGGTCGCCGCTGATGGGCTGGGCTGTCAGGTAGCCGGATGAAACGGCGTCGTTGAACCGCTTCAGGTCGTGCTGGGCTACTTCGTGGAGTGAGAACTCGACTGGCTGCATCACTGCTCTGGCCTTTCGTAGATGGAGGGTGTCTGGATGAATCGCATTGCTGTTAGTGCTGCGGCGTTGAATGGTGCCGCGTTCCGTGGGCTGATCCGGCCTTGTTCGTCTACGTCGTTCGTTAGGCCGAGATGAAGGATGATCAGCGTTTCCATGTCGATCTGGTGGGCCGGTGGGATCAAGGCGTGGACCCCTTGCCGTCGAGAGCTTCTTTTGGCGGACATTCTGGGCAGAAGAAGTGAGTTTGTCCGCGATGCCGCCGACGTTGCGCCCGTAGCCCACAGTGGCAACTGATCATCGGGTTATTCAGGCCGCGTGACTCGCACGAGAGGCAATAGCCCTGGTCAGTCTTGGCTCCGGGTTTTCCACAGGTCCAGCAAATGTGCTCTTTTGCTGGTGAGGTACCCGACTTCTCAGGATGATTCAAAGGGTGGTTCTTAAGGACAGTTAGGGTGACGTGGGCGTCACCGGGTGGGGTGACACGTATGTCACCGGGTGGGGTGACGTGGGCGTCAGGGGGTGTCATCGGCGTCACCCCCTTTTTTGGGGCTTTGAAGAGCGTCTGATTGTAGTTATCCACAAGCTTGTGACGGGAGGTTCCATCGCAGTTCGGCGGACACTTCAGCGCGATTTCGTAGCGGTTGGGACGGCGGTAGTCCGGGAGTGACCTTGTGCCGCCGTCGTTGGCGTAAACGATAAGTTCGCCAGCGTGGCCGAGTTTGTTTATGGAGCGCTGCACGGTCCGGGGTTCAACATTGGCGTAGCGAGCCAGGGTAGCGATGCTAGGCCATGCTCCGCCGTCGCCGTCGTGGCTGGCGATCCCCAATAGAACGAGCTTGTCAGTGCCGCTGGCCTTCGAATGGTTCATGACAATGGCCATGGATTCGACGCTCATGAGGCGTCCTCCGCGTTCTTGACCAAGTCGTTCATGTCAAAGACGAAAGCGCCGCGTGCGCCGTCCAACTGAGCAAGGGGGACCAGCTTGCCGCTGGCTACCCAGCGAGAGACCGTAGAGCGGTCGATGGACAGGATGTCCGATACGGTGCCCGCTCCAATCAGTTGACCCGGCACGACGATGCGCGCCTCGTTGCTCAAAGATTTCAT